TCTTCATTAACTTTAATTAAGTTAATTGCGAATACAGGAGCAGCTAACAAACAGGTTTCTATTGATCTCTGGAAGAAAGATCCTTTTCTTTCTAACTTAGGGTCAATATTACCAAAGAATCTCTGAAGATCTCTGGTTGATCTTATAAACACTGGTGTGTTATAAGGGCCTTGTGCTGCAAAACCTGGAAGCAATCTTAACGACTGTGTTGTTACAACGATACGTTCTGAATTATCGATTTCAACAGTATAAACTCCAGCTGACTTAAATTGTGATAAATCTAATGCGATTCGTGCCATATTTATAGTATTATTTTTATTCTATTTATTTTATTTATTCTTAGGAATAAATGCTCTTTATATATATATCTTAGACGGAAAAAATGAAATTATCCTTTTCTCCAAGGAAAGGGATAGCTCCCTTTATTAAAAGTTGAACTCGGAGTGTATCTTGGCATATTGCCTACGTTATATGACTGTAATAGAGTTTGTGGATCAATAGGTTTTTCTTCTTGATACATTGCTTTAAAAGAATCATCTTCTACTTCACCTGATTCTACATATTTTGCTAATAACTCATTTATAAGAGTTTTAACGGGACTATCTTCCATTTCATCTAAAAAATCATACAGCCAATCTTCATATTCTGGTTCTTCAAATAAATGAGAAACATTAACTGCACTCATTGCGATATCATCGTGAGTTCCTATTCCTCTCCATCTTCCATTTTTAGCTTTTCCAAAGGCTTTGAATTCTTTTATCGTTTCTTTTTCGTTTAATATAAGAATTCTTTGATGAACCATTTTCTTGCCTAATTTACAGAAGAAATCCTTGTTTCCGGGAGTTACTTTAAAGCCGGCCTTTTTTCTTGGAGGTTTTTCTCCAGGAATTGGTTTTGTATGATATGAATGCATAATAACGCTATCATCGTATTTATCGTGTTTTGCCATTTTATCAAGAAAATACTTTCCATTAAAATTCATTTCAACAATAGCCTTTGTTATTTCAACTCCAAATTGATCAAAAGCAAGTGATCGTGTGACCTGAGCGCAATTCTCTTCGTCTTTAATATTATCCCTATACAAACCAACCTGGATGATCCTGAACATATTCTTGATCTTCAACTCGTCATTTCTAAGCTTCTTTAATTGAGGTATACTTTTTGGAACTACTTGGAATACATTACAAATGTTGTAGTCATTATCTTTTAATTCTTCTTCGTCTCTTCCTTCACCTGTATCAATACTTAAAATAAAACGATGTTGTCGAGAATCAAAATCTGCATTTGGGTCAAATTTTGGATGCCATTTTAAATTCTGATATAGCCAATCATCGAGATCAGTTTTATCCAATTCTTGATAAACATATTCGCTTTCAATCTTTTTCATAAATAAAAGATCATTGCCACTTAATAAAAGATTTGCAGAACTTGCATTAAAGTCAAGTCCAAATTCCTGCGCAAAGTTTTCTTCTCCAAAGTCAGCTTTCATTTTTGCTGCCCATTCTTCATCGTGGCCAGGAACTTCCCACCAATCAACTCGTATTGATTTGAAAGAGTTAAGTCCTTTTTGTGATTTATCCCATATATCAAAGAATACGTTATCATCTCCATTAGGTGTTGATGATATGATACATTGAGATATGTTAGATGATGCAAGTGTAGGATAAACTGATCTCCAGAAATCCTCTGCAATAAACTTTTGTATATGCGCGAATTCATCGGCGTAAAGAACGTGAATTGTAAAACCGATTTGCGCAGTTTTGGTTGTTGCTTGTGAGGTTAGCATGCATCCATTATCAAGCCTCATTCCTCCTGCGCCAGCACTTACAATACCAGGCTTTAAGAAGAATGGTAATCCCTTGAATACATCGATAACTTTACTTACGATTTCATACGCAGTTGCTTGTTTGTTAGCAAGAATTGCAAGATTACGATCATTATGAAAACAAAGATACCACGCAAAATAAGCTGCAATAGTTGTTGTGTTGTGAGATTTAATACCATTACTGTAATACGTATGCGAACTATTATCCACGGCTATGTCATACATAGACACTTTGAATGGCATCTTAGTGATTCTCGATACCATGGATAATCCTGTTTTGGTTTGAATATAATAGCCTATTCTTAAATCTTTAATGAATATCTGCGCGTCATGATTATCAAATAATATATGGTTATCTGCGCCTTCAATATAATTTCCATCATTTAATTCAACTCTCCATAATTTGTATGGTTGCGTTTTATGAACTTGTAATATTTTTGAAAATCCTTCAGGAGTTTCTATATATAAATTATTTACGTCAATAGAGTCTAATATTTTTCGAGATATATCATTTTCATCCAAATGCATATGTCTATATTCCCATTTTTCAATGAGTTGTATAAGAAATAAAATTATGTATTTTAATAATTTACATATTACATAATCCTTTCCTTCTATCTTTTCTTCGTTATTCATTCTTAGATAATTTATAATAAGCTATTAATAATTTAATTTTAATTTTTTCTAAAAAATTTAATGAGTGCTTAGACATATAATAAAATAAAGATATTGGAATTACATATATATAATTGTTTGGAAATAGCAACGTTATATTTCCACTAAAAAAACATTTTCCACTCTGTCTTGATTGCATCATTATTAAATTACGAATTTTTGGAATAAGCTCTTCAATTTTATCACTATATTCCTCATCTGCCAAGTCTTCAAGTATTTCTTTCTGGAAATCTCTTAATTTAACCGTTTTTCTTCCCGTATCAGTTAAGAATCGACAATGCTTTTCAACAAAATAAATTATATCATGAGAGCATTTATGAAATTCATCTATTTCATCAGGAGTTAATTGATATAAAATGTTTCCTGCTTTTAATTCAATATCTCCATTATGAAAACATGACAAATCAGCAAAGATACCCATTCTTAACTTTTCCAACGCTTGCTGGACAAGGACGCTATTCCAAATAGTTGTATTTGCCATAAATTTTAATTAGCTGGTTCTACAGGAAGATCTGGTATTAATAATTCGGCATCATCAATGAATTGTTGTTGATTGCCATTGCCGGATTTAATTCTTTTAACGCTGTTTATTAGCTCTTTTGTTCCACGAGTAACAACACCCCCATCACCAGTCGTGATCATTCCGGCTGGACCTGCTGTTGGGCCAAGAGCTTCAGTGCGTTGCTCTTTAACATCCTGTTTAAATGTTTTATACGTTTCTTTAATAGCCTCAACAGTTTGTATCATTTGTTTGTTGAGTTCGCCTATCGTTTTTGACATTCCGGCAAATACTTCGAACATTCTAGCATTTACCATTCCAAGATTAACTTGATCTATAAGAGCCTTTTGCATAACTTCATTAGTACGTAATTGATATATCATTCCGGCTAATGATAGTGTGTCCACCTTTAGTTTATTTTTAAGATAGTCACTATCGAGCATGTCTTCAGGAATAATAAATTTGATTGCGTTTTTAAGCATTATTTCTGCTTCTTCTTCACATTTGGTTTTTAATTCTTGAAAATCTACATCTGTTACCGGTTCTGCTCTTAATCCGGATATGTCGTCTACTTTGTCAGGAACATTTGAATTTATTTCTTTTGGAGCGTTGTCCAACATTTTTTTCAGTTCCTCACGTTCTTCTTTTAGTTTCATATTTATTTTATTTTAAAACGGTTTCTGCTTTTTTTAACCAAATCAAGCGTTACTCCTCCATATTGAAAAATATACTTCTTACTATCAGCAGTTCTTTTCAATATTTCTAAAGCATTTACAAATCCTCTTAATTGCTCCATTGGCTTTTGGCTTTTGAATTCATCTCTTAAAACATCAACAGTTAAGTGTACACCGGATTTAACAGTGTCTTCAATACGAGCATCTTTAACTGCGCTTACAATATCTCCCATACTGGATGATTTTCCACCGGCTGGCGCTCCTAAAACTGCAAGTGCAAGTGGTTCGTTTTGTTCTAAAAGGCGAAATTCTTCAAGTGATTCAGCTAATAGTTTTCTTTTCATAAAATTATCTTTGTTTTGAGATGTAAGGCAATCTTAATAATGGATCTGCATTATCAGCAATTACTAATTTATCGCCATCTTTACTAAAGTATGATAGTAATTCATTTGCCTGTCTTTCTTCTTCAATTGTTTCTGTGAATAATCTTAAATTAGTTAAGAATGCAGGAGATTTGTTTATTGTATATTCGTCAACTGCAATGTGTTCAGGATATAATCGAAGAGTTTCGTAAAATACGTTTTGTAATTTAGCATTTTTGTCTGATTCATGCTTTTTCCAAACATAAACGTTATATTGCTGCCAGCTATTTCCGATATTAACGATAAGTCCATACCATTTGTCGTCTTCGAGTTTTTCATCCATTCTAACTACGTAAGCATCGTTATTTGAATATGTATGTGCGTAGTTAACTGCGATATATTGATTTGCATAAACATTTACAGATAATACGTGATCACCAAACTCATTAACACCATCCAATATTGAAATAGGCTCTTTAGCCTGCATTTTATAACCCTTTTGCGTAGCCCAATCAGATTTAATTGCTACCAAATCTTCAAGAACAAATGCGTTAATAACACAATGATATGTTAAAGGATTATCGGAAAGCGCCACAACTTTTGCGTAAAAGTTTAATGCGCCAGGACGCGATATCACAACATTGCTATTTAAACCAATTTCGTTTAATGAATTTGTTGAGTCTACTCGAATACTATAATTTGCTCCATTGTAAGATGGATCTCCTGAAGGAATTTTTGCTATTGAAATAACGTTATATAACGAAGATGTAGATGCCTTTGGTTGAATCCATGCTGTTATGCTTCTATTTGTATTTTGATCTATAATGTCTTTAGCATTGTAAGTGATAGCATCATACCATGAAGGCGTTCTCATATCGTAATATGATTGAGCAACCACGGTTCCGAATATGTTTATATCTTTCGTAATTGACTCTAATTTTGTATCAAATTTCTTATACAAATCTTTTGAAGTTCCATTAAATGCGCTAAATTGTTTATCGTCAACTAACTTAGCAACTTCAGCATCTGTAGCTGCACCGAATATTTCTTCACTACTAACCGTGTAAATATCGATAGTTTCTTGTAATGCTGGGCCTTCTCTTCTTGCAGCTTCTGGCATGTATTTACGAAGATTCAATTTCCAAGTTGTTTCCTGTTCCATAAATCCTCTGTATAAATATGCAGATTCTACCTGATACAATTTGTTTGCGATTATAAAGTAAACAATGTCTTTTTTCTGAGGTGCTGTTCCAAATCCGGCAATTGATTCCCAATACTTTTTATCAATTTGAACTTCAAGAGGAACTTCATATTCAAGACCCATTAAATCAAAATTGTATTTGCTATCTGGAAATTGTCCTTGAGGAACAACAACTTTAGTATCTAATGGGCATTGTTCAACATTATAAAGAGTATACTCCTGAAAAATAACATCCTTTGAGTGTTGTTGAGGAACAGCTCTAAACCATTTAACATCATAGCCAAACATTTGATTTGCAACTTGATTTATTGCAAGATAATTTTG